TGAAGGGCGGAATGCGAACTCTCTCTGATTGACTTGGAACTCCTGAAGAGGACGACAGGGCGCAAGGGTAATGCCAGCGTGAACGACTAAGTGAGAGAGCATCCGAGAGGATGAAGCGATAGTCTGAACTGCAACTATAACACAATGAAATTGCAGATTAACAACGAGCAAACTTGGGTATGGTGGCACCAAGGAAGAGATGGCTCGTCTTATAGCGGATACCGCTGAGATGACGGACATCCAGGACAAGCTTGGCGTGTCAGTCGACGCGAGCGACATGTCTTTTGGTAATATAATCAATGCTATCTCAGTCATGCAGGAGAAGCTTAATATCACCGGCACGACGACCGAAGAGGCGGCGAAAACTATGGAAGGCTCTATGAAGTCCATGCAGGCTTCATGGCATAACCTTTTGGGCAACATCGCAACGGGCGGGGACATTACAGGTCCTCTGACACAACTTGGTGCGACTGCTGCAACTTTCGTAACTCAGAACTTAATCCCAATGATTGGCAATATCCTCTCAGCACTACCTCAGGCACTTGGAACAGTCCTCATGCAGATAGCTGAGACCCTGCCTAATATCCTTAACACTCTGCTCACTTCTTTAGGCGAGCTGATGAAGGGCCTAGGTGATTTCGATTGGGCTGGACTTATATCCACAGTCATAGACAGCATAGCTACCTTCTTTGAGGGTGATGGCTTGTCTAACTTCCTTATCATGGGCTTTCAAGCGACTGCATCCCTTGCACAAGGACTCATTGAGAACTTGCCGAAGATCATCGACTCGATTACTAACTTGATAGACAGTTTGGTTGCCTGGATAAGTGATCACATCGACGAGATCATCACTGCTGGTATTCAGATAACTGTCGCACTGGCTGTCGGACTCTTGAAGGCCGTGCCTAAGCTCCTTGAAGCTGTACCAAAGCTTGTAGGTGCTATCGGCGGTGCTATCTTCGAGGTAGACTGGATAGGAGTCGGCATAGACATCGTTAGAGGTATCATATCAGGTCTCCAGTCGATGGGCAGTGCACTCTGGCAGGCTATGAAGGACATAGCTAAGAGCTGTTATCAGTCAGTCCTTGACTTCTTCTCTATCGGCTCTCCATCGAGACTGATGAGAGATACAGTCGGTGTCATGATACCAGCCGGTATGGCCATCGGTATCGATAATGGCGCCGACCTTGCAGTCGGTGCTATCGAAGACATGAATGATGAGGTCTATAGAGCAGTATCCTTGCCAGACTATGGCGCCATCGGATATAGCACAGACTACACTCCTGCAGGTGTGGCTTCTTACGAGCCAGCTATGGCAGGTGAATACAGTGAGACATCTATGCAGCCTATCAATGTCTATATTGGACAGGATAAGCTTGATACAGTACTGGCGAAAGCTAATGCCAGGATGACATATAGAGCAGGGAGGTAAGAAGCATGCTAGGTAAAAACTTTGTAAAACTAGATGGTATAGTCTTTCCTACTCCTACATCTTGGACGGACAAGATATCAACTGTCGAGAACGTACATCAGTCGGAAGCTGGCACGGACTTAGTCAACGTGGTGAGAGCTGAGAAGCATGTCATCACAGCTGAGTGGCAAATGACTTCTGAGTGGAAGGCAAGACTCGAGAACGTGGTCAAAGCTCCTACCGTCTTCTTGTATGACGGGACAGCCACAAGGGTTGTCAGAGCAAGAGACCTAAGCTCCAAGCTCGAACCTCACTCAGAGACAGTCAAGGTGTCCGACGGACTCTGGACGATGTCCGTCACCTTCACGGAGGTGTAAGACATGTATAGTGTAGATGACAGCTACAAAGAGGCCATGCACCAGCCGGTGCAGACCTCTTATATCTTTGGTTACATCGGAGCGAAGAACTATCAGTCAAGAGACTTGGTAGAAGGCTCTGTAACAATATCGAATCAGATTAGTGACAGCACTGATCTGACCCTCGGAGCTACCTATATAGGTCAATTCAATGCGACCTTCAGGACAGCTCTTCTTGAGAGAGGTGAGTGGGTAGGGCAAACCATCACAGTCATTCACTCCCTGTACTATGATGACGCTCATCACTACACCCCTCTTGGCACCTTCACAGTCGCATCAGCTGACTGGACATCTGAGGGTGTGGAAGTCGTAGCATATGATGCTATGGCTAAGCTTGATAAGTCTCTACCTAAGGGGCTTACAGCTACAGGTGACATCTACTCAATGCTCAAGCTTGTATGTGATGAGTGTGGTGTGACTATGGGACAGACTTCCCTCGAAGTTAGGGACTTGCCTAATGGGCAGGTGCAGTTCTCGATATATCCGGACAACTCACTTGAGACCTACAGAGACCTCCTCTCTGCTATAGCTCAGGTGGCTGGTGGCTATGCCACGGTCAACCGCTTCGGCTACCTTGTGATAAAGACATGGCAGGACACGACAGTCGACTCGCTGGATAGAGAGCACCGATTCATGGGCGCGAAGTTCTCTGACTTCACAACCTCATACACAGGTCTGTCTTGGGTGGATGCAGTAAGCAAGACTACAAGATACTACAGTGTAGGGGCTGACGATGGCTCAGTAATCAACCTAGGCAACAATCCTCTGCTCCAGAGTCTTGAGTCCGGACGGGCTCAGGCCATAGCAGAGGCTATACTTATGAGTCTCTCCAAGGCCAAGTATTCACCTTTTAAGGCGTCTTATCTTGGCTGTCTCGTGTATGACTTAGGCGACGTGATAGAGTTCACTGGTGGCCTTGCCGGTGATACTTGCAAATGCTGTCTTATGTCTTATACCTGGAGATTCCACAACACCTATGATATGGCGGGCTTTGGCGCAGACCCTCGCCTTGCGACTGCGAAATCTAAGTCTGATAAGGATATATCGGGTCTTATGAATAGCAGTGGCAAGGACTCGCTGTACTTTAGTACCTATGTAAACTCTGAGGACATCAGAGTAGGAGATGGAGAGACAAAGACCATCACTAACATGAGGCTAGCCACTTCCAAGGCTACTCACGTGCGTATAGTGATGGAATATGACCTCTCAGTAGAGACCACCTCAGACGAGGAGGCAAAGATATATGATGACGCTCGTGCAAGGTTTAGATTCTTTCTATCAGGCACGGAGCTAGTCAATCGAGATGTGATAGAGACATGGCAAGACGGTCGCCATGTGATTACGACACACCATGACGTTGATGCGACAGGCAGTCAGATACTTGACTGGGTCGTCAAGCTCAACATGAACGGTGGCTCAGTAGATATCCCGCCTTATGGCATCTATATATCAGCTTTTGGCGCAGGCCTTGTAGGTGATGATGTATGGACAGGCGTGATAGAGTTAGAAGAAGAGTGGGAGCCTCTCCTGGTATCAATGCCAGGTAATCTTGAGGATTCCATCTCTGAGACAGGTGAGACCGAGACCAAGAGAAAGAATATGCTTGATACAGTCTCAGTCGATGTCACGAGATTTTTTAGACTTAGACTTGAAGAGGAGGTAAGCACTTGATAGGTCAAGCTTATATCGAATTATACAAGAATGGCAAGCTCTATGAGCGAGTTGAACAGCATAACACGGTGACTAATGCCATCGAAAACAGGATAGCCCTTGATGTAGCGCGTGGCACATATGGCCTTTTGTACGAGGAAGATCCCAAGTCAGATGAGAGCATACCTCTCCCCACTAGAGGACTGGGCGGTGTGTGGCTCTTTGATCATAATCTCTCAGGAGGTGATCCAATCCACTTCCCATCACACGAGGCGCACATGGTCGGCTATGCCGGTCAGAGCGTCAATACTTCGGACCCCTTCGCTGGATCCATCAATACACTTGAGTCAGGAGCACTTGAAGAGAAGAATGGCTACAAGAATACTTGGGACTTCTCGACATCTCAGGCCAATGGCACTATAGCCTCTATATGCTTGACTCATGACTGGGCAGGACGAAGCCCACTCAATCAGGCAACTTCCGGCTGGGATTCAATGTTCCTGCATTATAAGTACAGAGACCTCTACTATGATGAGTCTACAGGCTATGCTTACGGCTTACGCATGGGGGACGACTCAGATAAGGGACTTTATAAGTACAAAAGACCAGGACGATACATCAAAACACTCAGCCCATACTTCGGTTCAGGTGAGAAGGTCTTAGATCTATCACACCCTGATATGCGCAGCCGTATCTTCTACGATTATATGGGCGATATCATCGGCATGAGATACATATCTGGCACGAGCATACAGCTCGACATCATCAATGTGTCGACCTGGACAAAGACCACTAAAACCATCACAGTTGGTGTGAATGACACTCTGTATGATGCTACCATGTGCGTATGCAGGGGCTACATATATGTATGCAGCAGGACAGATACCACTAAGATGTACAAGGTGGACATGGAGTCACCATCACTTGTGACTACAATTCAAATGTCATCAGGAAATCCGAGCCCATACTTCTTCCCTATGCCTATGGGTGGAGTTATGAACTCAGAGGGTAGAATCATCTATCCTGATGGCACCTACCAGAAGCTCACAGGCAACTCTACATACCATGGCGTGCTTTATGGCAACGGCTATGTGAGTGATGAACTCTGGTGTGCCGTAGATGGCGAACCTCAGAGGGCTCTGGGCTATATCGGAACTGTGTGCAATCTCGATGAGCCTATCGTCAAGACAGCTGCCACATCTATGAAACTTGTATACACCCTTAAAGATGCATAGGAGGTAGCCTATGATTACTTATAGAGGTGAATCCAAGGTTATAAAGGAACTCTGCAGGGTGGTCAACTCTGCAGGGGCTTCCTCCCTTGAGGTGATAGATGGTGAGCTATATGCAGTCTATGACGGCGGCAGCATCAACTTAAGCCACCTCATCCCAGACAGCGAGAAAGGAGCTCCTGAGGGAGTTGCTGAGCTCGATGAGAACGGCCTAGTCCTAGCTAGTCAGCTTCCCTCTTATGTGGATGATGTAGAAGAGTATGACAGCCTCAGTGACTTTCCTGTGACAGGAGAGTCTGGGAAGATATATGTAGCTATTGACACAAGCCTCACTTATAGGTGGGCAGGCTCAGGCTATGTCGAGATATCGCCATCTATAGCTCTTGGTGAGACAAGCTCGACGGCCTACAGGGGCGATAGAGGCGCTGTGGCTTATGCTCATGTGTCGGATACATCGAATCCGCATCATGTGACTAAGGCTCAGCTAGGCCTTGATAGGGTCAATAACACTTCCGACTCCGAGAAGACAGTCGACAAGGCTGTGAAGGATGGAGCAGGGAATGTGATAGCCTCTACCTATGAGACAAAACTTGATGCAGACGATAAGCTCACAAGTGCTAAGTCCTACACAGATGTGAAGACATCAGAGGCGAAGGCTTACGCTGACACAAAGCTCATCGAGTCTGAGGCCTATGCAAGGAGCCTTATATCATCGTACAGCAGTGAAAGCTTCAATGTGGAGCTGTCCATCGGGCCATCGGACACAGTCACAGCTACGGTCTACAAGGATGGAGTTGATGTGACCGATGATATAAGAGCCTTCATATGGACACTGTACGATGGCACAAGGCCCGCAGGCGAAGTGCAGACCGAGACAGGAAGGACTTTGAGGGTGAGTGACATCGAGCTTGGAGGCACATCGGTCAGATGTAGCTTCACCTACATGGCGGATGCATACCTCAAGAGCGTAGAAGACAACTATCTCACATCCACAAGCGGCGCAAGGCTTGTGGGCGCTATATAAGGAGGTAAGAATGGAAGTAAAAATTAATGAATTACCTGAGCTGACAGACTCAAGTGGGTCTCATATAGTCGGCTATAAGGGCAATAACACAGTGCAGATACCGACCGATGCAGTCGTGTCTAAGGCACAGGAAATCATATCTGACGCATACTCAGCCACTAAGGCCTATACAATAGGCGAATACTGCATCTATAACAACTCACTGTATAAGTGCATCGCCAACACATCGGCAGGAATCGCACCGACTAACTCGACCTACTGGACGAGTACCAGCGTGAGTGAGGAGCTTGCAAGTAATGCAGTTCTTTTAGGATATGTGGATGTCCCGCAAGCAGTCAACGAATCTGCATCATTCAATTTTTCGACTGATATAAAAAAATTTAATTTTCTTTATATCTTTTTTGCCTATTACAATAATGGCGCAGCGACCTACGGTTGTACAATCATACCAGTTTCACTTATACGACTTGGGGTATATCAACAAGACTGGGGTGTAACTTTATTATGTATGCAAGGGAATGTGTTCAAAATCAATCTATCTGAGAGCAGTCTTACTGCATCACCCATAGAATCAGTCAGTTTGCAAGGCTATATAGGTGCCTATGGAATCTAAAAGGAGGACTAAAAAATGACATACTTTTTGACAATTTTACCAAAGAAAGAAGACGGAACAATCAATCGACAGCTCCTAGAGTTCAATGACTTAACATCAGCAACTGTGGGCTTTCACAGCAACTGCGCTAAGTACATCAATGCAGCAGGCTATGATTCATTGTATTGTGGTGTGAGTGATGAGCTTGGCAATATCTTCGACCACAAGACATGGCAGAGGGAGGTAACATTATGATAATTTTCAGCGACAAAGTGTACAACATCCTTAAGTGGGTGCTTCTTATATTCGTTCCCGCACTTATCACGCTTATATCAGGACTTGGCTCAGTACTTGGCTTTGATACTAAGGCACTTGTAGCCATCATCGGACTTGTAGCGACTTTCGTGGGAAGCTGTGTCGGTATCAGTTCTGTCAACTATAAGAAAGAAGGGTAGTCTATGCAGTTCACCCAAGAGACTACAGTCTATCCTGCAGGGAGCGTTGATAGCAAGATGGAGTATGTGGACTTAGGCGCTTATACACTTGCCAGCGGTACAAGTATCTTTGCGATACCAGGAATGGCTATCCCAGAGGGCACGAAGTTTATAAGTATCATGCCTATGACAGCCACGAGCCCGACTCCAACCATGACAGGCTTTCTTCAATTCATGCCACTTGGCTTAACGGGTGACTTTAGCTTCAGAGTCATTAACCAGTACGCAAATAATCTAGAAGTCAACTTGTATGCCATGTGCTTTAAGTAAAAGGAGATAAAATGCCAAAGGAAATCATAAATAACATCACTACAGTCCTAACCTTCCTTATCCTTCTTAGCAACTTCGCGCTTATGATAGGCGTGTGGCTTGATAAGGTTGGGGCTCCTGAGAAGGCACAGAATGAGAGGATAGTTGCCATTGAGGCAAAGCTACAGACCTTCGAGACCTTCCTCGGTAATGATGATAACCGAATCAAGGAGATAGAAGAAGGCAATAGAGTCACACAGAAGGCACTCTTAGCTCTTCTGTCACACTCACTTAACGGAAACGATGTGGACAAGCTCCGAGAGGCTAAGAGTAGCCTTGAGGAGTATCTGATAAGGAGGCAAGGATGATATACGATATATCTAACTATCAGAAGGGTCTTGACCTTAAGGAACTTGAAGACCTTGAGGGTGTCATCATAAGGATTGGATGGGGCGATGACCTCTCCGATCAGGATGATCCAGAGGCTCCTAACTTCATTGAGCAGTGCAGAGAGCTTGGCGTGCCTTATGGCTTTTATCTTTTCAGCTATGCGACTGATGAGGGCAAGAGTCCTGACAAGTTCATCGAGCACAGAGACTCAGAGATAGAGCACATGGCACGATGGGTCACCGACTACCAGCCACAACTGGGCGCATGGTTAGACATCGAGAACGATGAGCCATATAAGCAGATGAAGTGCAAATGGTGGGACGACCAACACGCGGATGAGTACAATGAATACATAAGGATGTGGCTTGAGCGCTTCGAAGGTGGCATCTACTGCGACAGGTGGCATATGTCTTTCCTTGACGTGCCATCAGACAAGCTGTGGATAGCTACACTTGACGGCACAAAGATAGAGGACTGTGTGCTCTGTCAGTTCACATCAGACCCACTTGATACAAATGTATGGGGAAATTATCGACTTGAGGCACACGAGGACGCAGCAGAGGCTGAGGAAGAAGATGTGACTTACATCGTGGAGCCAGGTGACACCCTTTGGAGTATCGCTGAGCGCTTCTTCGGTGATGGTAACCGATACAAGGAAATAGCTGAGCTTAATAACTTGGCTGACCCTAACATCATCCATGCAGGCCAAGAACTCGTGATACAGCGAGCCAGTGGTGATGATGAGGAAGAGTCACTTCCCGCTGACTACATCGTGCAGGAAGGCGACACACTCTGGAGCATAGCTGAAAGAGCCTACGGCGATGGAAGTAAGTACACAGAGATAGCTGAGAAGAACGGCTTGGGAAATCCTGAGCTAATCTATCCAGGACAAAGGATTATGCTATAACAATGCTATAAAGCCCCTAGGGTGCACTTAGACAGTGCATCTTAGGGGCTTTATTTTTTTTCTCTTCGCAACTCTTCCGTACGTAAAAATTTTTACAAAAAGTTATTGACAATTTGTAAAACACTGCTTATACTTAACTCATCCGTTGCAACGAGAACACAATCAAAGGAGGATAGATACATGAAGCCTGAAGAGATAGGACACAGGCTCAAGGCTTTAAGAGGCGACAAAACGCTGTGGGATATATCTAAGGCCACAGGCATTCAGATGCCACTGTTAAGCCTATATGAGAATGGTAAGAGAGTGCCGTCAGACACTAACAAGATTATCCTTGCTCAGTATTATGGGCAGACAGTCCAAGAGATTTTTTTTGATTAATGGAGGAACTAAGACATGCAGATAACACTAAGTTACAACTCGATCGAGGAGATGAGAGAGGGAGTCAAAGCCCTGATATCAATTATGGAGGAAAGACAGGAGAGCTTGCCGGAAGCTAAGTTCGACATCCCACCCGTCACAAAGCCAGCAGAAGACAAGCCAAAAGAGATAAAGGCCGTCGAGGTCAAGAAGCCTGATGTATCAGCCATCAAGGCAGAGCTTAAGAAACTTCTTGCAAGCAAGCTCGCAGAAGGTAAGAAGGTACAGGTGCAGGGCCTTCTCACAGCACATGGAGCTAAGAGCCTCACAGAGCTTTGTGACAAGCACTTCGATGAGCTTGACGACTTCAAGCTCGAAGCTGAGGCACTCTGATGCCAGAGGTACACGCAAAGCTTTCGCCATCTGCATCACATAGATGGCTAAACTGCACCGGCTCTCTGAGGATGGAGGGCATATATGGAAAGGGTGAGGCCAGCTCCTCAGTGTACACAGAGGAGGGTACTCTGGCACACTCACTCGCTGAGCACACCTTAGCACCTGACAAAGCTGAGGAGCTCATCAAGGACAGCTCAAAGATAAGAGCCTTCTATAAGGCACATCCGGACATGGGTGGAAGTCTTAAAGACATGAAGAAGTATGTGGGAGCATATGTGGACTATGTAAAAGAGTCCATGGTAGAGATGCTCAAGCTTGATGAGTCTGCGATATGTTGGTTCGAGCAGAGAGTAGACCTCGAGCCTCTTGTGGATGAATGTTTCGGCACGGCGGACTGCTTGATGCTGGGGACTGGCAAGATTCACATCGTAGACCTTAAGTATGGCAAGGGCGTTCAGGTCGATGCACCTCATAACTCACAGCTTATGATATATGGCCTAGGTGCTCTTATGGCCTATGGCGAGCTGTATGAAGTTAGTGAGGTTCAGCTGTCCATAGTACAGCCAAGACTCGACCATATAAGTACATGGACCATATCAGCAGAAGACCTGCTGAGCTTTGGTGATGAGCTAAAGGAAAAGGCCATAGAGGCGACAGAGTCAGAGGCCATACATCTGCAGTCAGGTGACTGGTGTAGATGGTGCAGGGCTCGTAAGAGCTGTGCATGCCGAGCTAAGAACGTCGAACTCTTAGCCGAGACAGACCCGAATGCGCTGAGCCTTACAGAGCTTGGCGAGTTGCTTAGGAAGGTAGATGATGCAGAGAAGTGCATCGAGGATCTAAAGGACAGAGCACTTAGTGAGCTCATGTCAGGAAAGAAGATAGACGGCTGGAAGGTAGTCGAGGGCACATCGAGACGCAGATATGCAGCTGATGATATCGACATCGTGAAGGCAGTCACTGCGGCAGGATATGATGAGGCTCTTCTATACGAGAAGAAGCTTATCTCAGTCGCACAGATGGAGAAGCTCATAGGCAAGAAGAACTTCCCAGACATCATGAAGGGGCTTATAGACAAGCCACAAGGCAAGCCATCGCTTGCACCATACAACAGCCCTAAGCCTGAGTATAACTCAGCTGAGGCAGATTTTAGAGATATTAAAGGAGAATAACTATGAAGAAAATTGTAATCAGAGGCATCTTATCATTCCCTCATCTTTTTGAGGCCGACAATAGCGAAATGGGTGGAGGTAAGTATGCAGCCACTGTACTTATACCAAAGAGCGACACAAAGCAGATTGAGATGATTGAGAAGGCTATCGAAGATGCTAAGGAAGCAGGCAAGACAGAGAAGTGGGGCGGTAAGATTCCTAACAACTTAAAGCTTCCGCTCCATGATGGTGATGATGTGGACTATGACGGATATGCAGGCCACTATTACCTCAAGCTCACAACTAAGACCCGTCCATCTGTAGTGGGCAGAGATATGCTCAACATCGTGGACCCAGAAGAGGTCTATGCAGGATGCCAGGTCTATGTCTCAGCAGTTATAGCTGCATATAATGCCGGCGGTTCGAAGGGTGTCTCTGGATTCCTTAACAATGTCATGAAGTATAAAGATGGTGAGAGACTTGGAGGCGGTAAGTCATCAGCCCAGGATGACTTCGGCGACCTTGACTTAGGAGATGATGATGACGACCTCCTCGATTGAGTTGAGCATTGACGTCGAGACATACTCCGAGGCTGATATCAAATTGGGGGCATATCGATATGCAGCAGATCCGACCTTCGAGATGTTGCTCATAGCCTACCACTTCTCTGATGAGGACTGTGTGCGACAGATTGATGTCGCTATGGGCTATGAGGCTGATGATCATCAGCGCTTCCTGGATGCTCTACAGAATCCAAAGGTCAAGAAGACAGCCTTCAACGCGAACTTTGAGCGCACGACTTTGGCGCGATGGCTTGGAGTTGAGTCACTGGATCCGGATGAGTGGCGATGCACTATGATACTCGCCGCACAGATGGGTCTTCCCATGAGTCTTGCCGGTGTAGGTGAGGCTCTGGGACTTCCTGAGGATAGTGCAAAGCTTAAGACAGGCAAAGCCCTTATTCAGTACTTCTGTAAGCCCTGCAATGCGACAAAAGCCAACGGGGGCAGACTTAGAAACCTGCCTATGCATGATGAGGCTAAATGGCAGCTATTCAAGGAATATAATCTGCAGGACGTCGTGGCCGAGGAAGCTATAAGGGAAAGACTCAGAGGCTTTGAGCCAGGAAAGACGGAGCAGTCTCTCTGGAGCTTAGACCAGCGAATCAATGATAGAGGAGTCCTTCTCGACATCGACATGGCTCACAAGGTTGTGGACTACTCTGAGGCAAGGAAGCAAGCTCTGGCCGAGATGGCAAAGGACATCACAGGCCTTGAGAACCCGAACAGCCCTACACAGCTGAGAGGGTGGCTCACTGAGCAGGGAGTTATCACCGACTCGCTGGCAAAGGGAGCCGTCGAAGACTTGCTGTCAGGTGACCTGCCAGAAGATGTGAGGACAGTCTTAGGCATCAGAGCTGATCTCTCCAAGACATCCATCAACAAGTATCAGACCATGCTTGACATAGCATGTCCAGATGGAAGAGCAAGGGGCATTATGCAGTTCTATGGAGGACACACAGGAAGATGGGCAGGACGCGTTCTACAGCCTCAGAATTTGACCAAGAATCACATGGATGATGATTTACTAGACTTAGAGCATGGACTCATCAAGACGGGCGAATTTGAAGCCCTAGAGGCCATCGAGGATGATATGTCAGATATACTCAGCCAGATGGTCAGGACTGCTTTCATACCTTCAGAAGGTTGTCACTTCATCGTGACAGATTTCTCAGCCATCGAGGCGAGAGTTATAGCATGGGTCGCTGGTGAGCAGTGGCGTCTAGACGTTTTCGAGAACGGGGGCGACATCTACTGCGAGTCAGCTAGCAGGATTTATCACAAGCCCGTAGTGAAGCATGGTATCAACGGCGAGCTGAGACAGCGTGGTAAGGTCGCTGAGCTAGCGCTGGGTTATCAGGGTGGAGTCGGAGCGATGAAGAGCATGGACACCAGGCATGAGATTCCTGAGGATGAAATGCAGGGAATCGTGGACCAGTGGCGCAAAGAGTCGCCGAATGTGGTCAACCTATGGCGCACGGTTCAGAAGTGCGCTATAGCGGCGGTCAAAGGCTCGACGAGCGTCGAGGATAGGACTTACCGCATACCAGGCACAGGCGAGAAGATACGCTTCAAGCTTGAGTTCTTGCCTAAGAGCACACAGAGGGTCCTGTCTATATATCTCCCTAGCAAGAGAGCTATAAGGCTCTTCGAGCCGAGAGTATCCGAGGGCGAGTATGGCGAGAAGCTTAGTTATATGAACATCGGGCAGGTATCAAGGAAGTGGCAGGAGGTAGACACATATGGCGGTAAGCTTACTGAGAACATCGTGCAGGGTATCGCTAGGGACTGCCTAGCTGTCAAGATGACAGAGCTCGATGAGCTTGGGTATAAGACAGTGTTCCATGTCCACGATGAGATGGTGCTCGATGTGATCAGGAAGGATGAAGGTGCTTTTAAACTTATAGATAGGATTATGGCTGAGCCCATAAGCTGGGCGAGGGGCTTGCCATTAAAGGGAGGTACTTATGAGTGTGATTTCTACAGAAAAGATTAAGGCGGGTATATGGTATCCAGCGGACGTTGTGCCTGATACGGAGTTCCTTAGCTGTCTTGCCTTCGTGGTCAACGGTCGGCATGGCAATTCGACATATATCGAGGGCATTCTACTTGATGATTGTAACTGCTTCGAGGATGGCAAGTGGTGGCCTTGGGGTTTAGAAGATGGCTCGATGGAGGTTGTGGCCTGGATGATGATACCAGAATACAAAGGAGGACAAGGATGATGTACGCTAAAGAACTTAAACAAATAATAGAGAATCATAGGCACTGGCTCGATGAGGATGCTGATGGTTGGGAAGACATGTGTGCTAACTTGAGGGAGGCTAACCTGTGTGGCGCTAACCTGAGTGATGCTGACCTGAGTAAGGCTAACCTGAGTAAGGCTAACCTGAGAGGCGCTTATTTGGTTAACACTGACCTGAGTGAGGCTGACCTGAGGGATGCTGACCTGAGAGGTGCTAACCTAAGAGATGCTGACCTAAGTGATGCTGACCTGAGGGACACTAACCTAAGAGGTGCTGACCTGAGTAAGGCTAACCTGAGTGATGCTGACCTGAAATATGCTAACCTGAGTGATGCTGACCTGAGAGGTGCTGACCTGAGTGATGTTGACCTGAGAAGTGCTAACCTGAGAGGTGCTAACCTGAGTGAGGCTAAGAATGTACCATATATTCCTATGATATGCCCAGAAGAAGGTAGATTCATAGGCTACAAGAAAGCATCGGGCAAGATAATTAAGCTATGCATACCAGAAGATGCTAAGAGAAGTTCAGCAACAACGAGAAAGTGCAGATGCGACAGAGCAACAGTATTAGCTATATACGAGTTGGACGGAAGCATATCAAAGGTTACAGAAGTTGCTTCTAATAAGGACCATAATTTTATCTATAAGATAAATAAAGAAGTTGTTGTTGATGACTTTGATGAGGATCGTTGGAACGAATGTTCTAAGGGTATTCATTTCTTTATGCAAAGACAAGAGGCTGTAGATTATATGAGCTGACGAGAGAGGAGATAAGGATGAGAAGAAAAGTTAAGTATATTCAGCCTGAGTGCCTTAAGAGGTACGAGAAGGCTATCAAGACATCAGATATGTGCGTGGGTCTATCCGCTGCATTCGTCACAGGGGCAGGAGTCATCATGCTGACGATAGAATATAACACCGGACTCCCAGTCTTAGGGATAGCTCTCCTGGTTATGGGAATCGGTACCAGATTGCTCGCTGAGCTGTGGTACAGGAGGAGCAGATCGGATTTAAGAAGAATGCTCAACAGCCATGAATATCATGAGCTAGGACTCGCCATCATGGAGAAGGAAGGAGACCTATGATTGGATCAGCTGACAACAGACTTTCAGGTCGCTGGATTAAGCACGATGGCGACTTCCATGACAGTAGAGAGTGCTCAGTCTGCCATGTGTGGATGCCTTGGGATATGAATTATACAAATTATTGCCCTAATTGCGGAGCAAAGATGGAAAGTGAGGGATAAGGAATGACCAGGGAAGAAGCAATAGAATATAACAAAAATTTAAGAGAATACATGAGGATAACCGATAAAAATTCTGAGTATAAATTTCTTAAGGGAAATTATGAAGCACTTGATATGGCAATCAAAGCACTAGAGCAAGAGCCTTGTGAGGATAGTATCAGTAGAGCAGAAGCACAAACAGAAATAGAAATGAATGCTTCAAGATACGCAATTTCAAAAGAACGTGGTGGCATGGGGCAAGTTGAATGGAGTGACCAACTTATCAAAGTTAGTGATGCAGTAGACATTATAAGACATTTGCCACCAGCACAGCCAAAGCCAAAGACAGGGCATTGGGAAATGTGCGAAGATGCGGACGGAATATACGGAGTGTGTGATATATGCGGTACAGATGCAGATTTTACCCATTATGGAAAAGCATATCCGTATTGCCCTAACTGTGGTGCAAAGATGGAAAGTGAGGATAAGGAATGACAGTAAGCCACTTAATAGAAATGTTAACAAAATTAAATCCAAAAACAGAAATAACTGTATGGATAAACGGATGCAATTATAACTGTGATAAAGAGTTTGACTTTGAAGGTGATTATGTAGGCGACGAAAATGATGGTTATTCTCTTGAGGTTAAGCCACAGGCACAAAGTGAGGTTAAGGAATGAAAGTATGGAAATTTAAAAAGCGTATTGAGATTGACAAAGCAATCGGCAATATTCACATAGAAACATTCCACTATAGTTCTTTTGAAAACGACAAGCCTAAACACTGGACAGAGCTACATTGTTTGTATGAATGTGATTGCGAGCATTGTTCGTTATCCTGGGAAGATAGAAGTTATGAAGGCGAATGTTATGATTGCGGATGTTTCTTGGCTAAAAAAGGACACGATAATGCACCGATGCTGATATGTATGTTACCAAGATGGATAAAGAAAATATTGTTGAGGTACAAGATAAAACGTGCGGAGATATGTGCAGAAAGTGAGGGTAAGGAATGACAATAGATAGTACCGAGTTAATCAGAATATTACCTGCTATGCTACAAGGCAGAAAAAAGTTTGCAAAGGTGTCAGAAGGCGGTAATTATCATGTCGGCAAAGTAGATGAATGGTGTTTATCCTACGCAGATGTGGTAAAGGCGATAGAGGATTTTTGTGAATACAAAAAGACAGGTAAATATATATTATCTGCACCGATAGACGGAAATTGGAATGTACTCAATGCTTATCAGTATGAACCGCAGGAAAGTGAGGACAAATGAAGATAACAACCTATAGGGTTAAGCAATACAATGCTACTTACAAAACTGTTGTATGTGTGTACGATAAGCCAATATGTATTGTGGCAGGTGTTGGTAAGACATTATCAAATGTTATAGCCTATCTCAATGGCTATGATGTTGATATAGCAGATGGTAAGGTTAAGAAGATTCTTGATAAATGCAAAGCAGAAAGTGAGGATAAGGAATGAAAGAAATATGTGGAACTTGTAGACATAACAAAAGAGATTTTTCAAAACCACAAAACGAGGGTTACTGTGAGGTTTGTTGTGGGAATGAAAACAGTGAAGAATACGGAGTACCGACATTTTATGATGATACCTGCGATGAATGGGAAGAGAGGGAATGACAGAGGACGTGTTAGCAGACTTCCTTAATAGGCTGAATGACCTAGCCAGCGACTATGGGTTAGTCGTTGGTGGGTATCAGCAGG